TCAGGCCCCCGCCTCAAGTCGATTCACCTGATCGAGAAGGCCGCCGAATATTCTCTCGGACACAATGGTCGGGAACCCGGCCGGAAGCTCCCTCGATACTGACTCGATCACTTCCGGTGTAATTGCAACTAGTCGCTGGATGACTGCTTCGAAATCGGAACCCAAAGCGTTAGCTTTGGCAACTTCATTCCAATGCCGGCGTTGGATATCAGCCATACGGTAGTGGGCATTCGTCGTGCGCAATGCCATGGCCAGCTTCGCTTTTTTCCACTGAATTTCACGCGCACCCGTTCCGATTATTGGCCAGGCAGACATGACGTCGTAGATGGGGGTGAGCAAGAAATGATCCTGCTGTCCGATGAAGATACTGAAATTCTTGGCATGACCGTCGGGCGCTGCGAGCATCCAGAAGATAAGCTGAGTCGTCATGAAGTTTGTGCGGTCAACTTCCGCATTGTCGCTGCCGCGCAATATATCAAGAATGGTGGAGATTCCGGGGCCGCCATTTTCTTCGTACTTTTGTTCCGGCGACATTCCTGTCGCCTGGCAAAAATCCTCCTGCGGGAGGCGAGCCCACCAGCCATCGATAAGACGGCGGTCAAATCGCGTGACCACCAGTACCTTGTGGCGACCGAACATCCCAAAGGTTGAGTCGGCAACTGGGAGCCCGTAGGCGCGTAGCAGCTTCGCACAAAGCCATTCGTTCTCGACCGAGGTGGAAAAGTCGGCGCGCATGCCGCCCACCTCGCCCAAGGGCAGCTTCAGGATGTGCGTGGTAGGGGTCGTTCCGCGCGGCCGACACCATTGATCGTTGTGCCAGAGCAGCGCGGTTTTTTCCTGCGCCCCGGCAATCGAGATTCGCAACTCATCTTCTTCGGGCACACCGATGTTCCGGTTGCTTACGGTATCGTCGAGAATCTTCTCGATGTCTGATTCGGAAAGCGGCTCGGCATCGATTCTGCGAACATCGGGTGCCGGCCCACCTCCGGGAAGAAGTTGTATCGCACCGACGCAATCGCGGCCGATCTTTTCGAGGAGCTGGAATGCGTGTATTGATTCGGCGCCGAACTTGGAGGCCAGGCGTTTTCGAATGCCCATGCTGTCGGGAAGCAGGTTGTCGAAGTAGAACTCGACGACCTTCCCGTAAAACGGTGTGGTCCCTCGGGAAAGCGGCAGTGAAAAGGATAGCGAACGTCTCTGCGGATTTTCGAGCCAGACCTGATCGTAGGCAAAGGAATGCACTCCCGCAGAGGTAAACATCCAGTGCCCCACCAGTTCACCATTCATCCAGACATCGAGTGTCTTTCTGGATGAGGGACGCCCGGCCATTACCAGGACTCCACAGGTTTTGTTTTGCGCTTTCCACCTGGCGCGTCATTATCAGACGCGGATTGGCGTGGTCCAACCCGAAGCTCGGCTTCCAGTACCATCAGGACAGTGAGAAGTTGGTCGACAGATGTTTTCTCGGGATGATTTTCAATTACCGAGATGCGTTCCTGAGACAATCCGATCCTCTTCCCAAGCTCGATCTGCGACCAGCCCTTGGCTTTTCTAAGTTGCTTCAGAATTGGACCGAGCTGCCCTGAAGTGCGAATTTTATTAGCCATGACAAATATTCTCATCTAGGAATATGCGCACTTTATTCCCTATACGACATATTTGCAATATATTCTTGATTCGTTATATCTGGCAACGCAGGCAGGGCGCGTTGCGTACCAAGGAAGGTCTGATTTAATCCGTTACACCGGCGAAGGCCGGAGCCTATCGCGTTAGGCGGCTCAGGGCAGCTGGTGATTCTTTGGAAACGAGGAAAGTGCCGCTTGGGCACACGAATGGTGACGTCACCGCACTATTCCGCAGCTGAGCTTGCCGCACTGCTGGAAGCGTCCATCTATGTTTGCGGGGGGAGTCCCGCAAAAGTCCCGCGATGACTTTGCTGAAAAGAAAAATCGCCCGACGGGTCACGTTAGGCGATTGGTCTTACTACTGGAATATGGTGCGCCGGAAGAGATTCGAACTCCTGACCCCTTGGTTCGTAGCCTGACAGCAACCGACACCAGCATATATACATCAACAAGTTAACGCTCCACTCTTCCGTTTGAGTGCCTATAAGTGCCGATGAATTCGGCACGAGTCGTGCAAAAGTCGTGCAGCAGGATCCTTGACGTCCACCACCGGTCGGAACCATCACCATCCCCCACCATATCGAGATCTATTAGGAGAGATATCGCGACTTGTATACGCGTGCGCGTCTGCGCACGTGCGCGTGGTGTTGGCTATAAAACTTGGGGTCATCGGAAGAAGGTAATATTGGTAATATTTATTAAAAACACCTCTGAAAGCCTTAAGAGGCGCGGCTTTTGAGCGATTTGCAAAAGGTAATATTTGAGTAACATAGTAGTAATCTAATTACCTTTATAGATGGTGATATTTATATAATTATTTATCCATATACATCAGTAAGTTGTAAAAATATTACCTTTCCAATTACCAAATATTACCCCTGCATGGTAACGAGTTTAGCCATTTAAAAACAAACGGTTGAGATGTTTTTAAATGGCTGGTTACAAATATTACCTTTTTCCGAAGTCGGAACCGATTCTAGGCACCTGAACACCATGTATGCCTTGCTGCATAAGCTTTGCGCACGAATCTGCAACTGAAACCAGCCCAGCAACCTCGCCGACCTGCCGCGCCGTGGCGGGATTGCTTGCCTTCGTGCAGGTGCACGCTTTCCGACCCATAAAGCGGGCGGGCGTGGCGGGGTCACGAGCGCGCGCTGAGGGTGCTGGTAGGCATTGGGTTTGAGAACGTTCGTTCTGGCAATGAAAAAGCCGCCCGAGTGGGCGGCTTGAGTTGAGCGAGACCTACTTAGAACAGGCCGCCCATGTCGTTCGGGTCGTAGTTGGTTATGACTAGTTCCCGGCTTGCTGCAGGATCCCGGTGGGCGTTGCCGACGCTGTACTTGATGTCCAGCGCCTTGCCGTCGAAGATGGTCAGGCCAGCATAGGCACGGCGGATGTCCGGATGGTCGTTGATGCCGACCATCACCCTGCCCTTGCATGTCTTCATGAACTCGGCCATCTGCTCGTACTGGTCGAACTCGAACGGAACGCCATATCCCTCGGTCTGCCAGTACGGAGGGTCGCAGTAGAAGAACGTGTGGGCGCGATCGTAGCGCTGCATGCACTTCAGCCACGGCAGGTTCTCGATGTTGGTGCCGGATGCCAGGCGCAGGTGGGCGGCGGACAGGTTCTCCTCGATGCGCAGCAGATTGATCGTCGGCGCCGTGGTGGCGGTGCCGTAGTTCTGCCCGTCCACCTTGCCTCCGAAGGCATGGTGCTGCAGGTAGAAGAACCGGGCGGCACGCTGGATATCGGTCAGGGTTTCAGGGTTGGTCATCTGCTGCCACTTGAACACCTGGCGGCTGGACAATGCCCACTTGAACTGGCGCACGAACTCCTCGAGGTGATGCTGCACCACCCGGTACAGGTTCGTCAGATCGCCGTTGATATCGTTGAGCACCTCGACGTCAGCCGGTACCGGCCGGAGGAAGTACAGCGCAGCGCCTCCGGCGAAGACCTCAACGTAGCACTCATGGGGTGGGAAAAGCGGGATCAGTTTGTCTGCCAAACGGCGTTTGCCGCCCAGCCAAGGGATGATAGGACTAGATTGTATGTGTAACACCTCTGCGGTTTATGGTAGCCTCCGCGCCGCCGTGTGCACGGTACGGTGCTTTAGCCAAACGCAGGTGTGTTCTGCGGGAGGTGGCCTGATCTGGTGTTGACGCACCAGGTCAGGTCGCACCGTCTTTCTTAAGCCTTGGGCTTGGCCAGCTCGTAAGGGTTGAACTTCACCACTTCGTCGCCGATCCATTCGTTCAATTCCATGAAGCGCGCCTGCAGCGGCAAGATCTCGTTCGCGTTGAAAACCTCCGCCGCCTTGTTGGCATCGCCGAATCCGCCCGTATTATTCGGGATGATGCTCATCAGCTGAGGTGGGACGCGGTGCGCGGCGAGAATGTCGTCGCGAGTCACGTTCTTGATGTTGAAGAACTCGTCCTTCGCGGCCACCTCGCTGATCGGGATCACCTGAATTCCGTCCTTCTTACCGTTCGGCGCATACATGAACAGATTGCGGAAGTTGCCCGGCCCCTTCGCGGCCTTGAGCGCATCGCGCATCGCATCGATGTCCTTCTGCTCCTGAGCCGCGTCGCTCACGTACAGGATGAACCCGGCATGGCTGCCGTTCAGGTAGTACTTGCGGCGGAATAGCGTGGCGTTCTCGTTCAGCCAGGCTGAGTTGAGCGCGGACAGATACTCGGGCAGGCCATACACCTCTTGGTTGATATCCGGCTCTCTCATGTGGAAGACGGTGCCGGCCGCGAACTCGTGTTCGCTCAGGTAGGTCTGGGCAAACCAGTAGCTCTCCAGATCGGTGCCGCGTCGCGTGTATTTTGCCGGTGAGTTCTCCAGCGTCAGCGCGTAACCTCCGCGCGACTCGCGCTTTTCAATGTAGCCATTGCCGAACACCAGGTAGTCCAGCGCCCATGCATTGAACGCTGTCCTGCTCAGCAGCTTGTGCGGCATGAACGTGCTGGCGAGGATGTTGCGCTTCACATAGATGGCGCTGGAGTGATGGACGGCCGCTCGGAACGAACGCGACAGACCCTCGAACGAGATGGGCGGCTCGTACCACCGCCCCATCTTCACGCACTCCAGATACTCCATGATCTCGCGGCGATCAAGAGACGGGATGGGGTCACCGAAGGTGAATGCCTCCGCCTTGGCCGGATGTGTTTGCACTGCTTGGGTATTCATTTAGCTGATCTCCATGATGTTGGAATTACGGGAACTTGCGCCTTCGAGTGGCTCATTCGCCAGAGCATGCATGCACGCCCAGGCCAGATCCGCGTGGCTGATTTCTTTCGACCGGCCAGCCTCGAATGTGACTTGCCGGCCGCTTGCTGTGGTGGTCTTCTTGATCGCCATGAACGATGCGGCCACATCAGTCCATCCTGCGTCGAACTCCAGCCTGCCCTTGTTCACTACGTCCAGCGCCTTGAGCACCAGGCGTACCTTCACATCCGGGCTGTAGTTGAATGAGCGCGCTCCGGGGAAGAACTGCTTCACCAGCTGGAAGACGCCCTGCCCGATGCCGGTGGTGTCGATACCGATGTACGTCACGTTGTAGCACTCGGTGATTTTCTTGATCCTGTTGGCCTGCTCCTCGAAGTCCATGCCCTTGAACTGCACGCGGTCGAGTATCCTGAACTTGCCGCCCGATACCAGCGGCGGTGCCATCACCACCATCGCGGCGCTGTCTCCGGTGTGCGACGGGTCGTATCCGATCCACACCTCGCGGTTGCCGAGCGGGCGCAGCGCGAACGGTTTGAAGTCCTCCCACACCACCCACGAATCCACCATGCAGCGCTGCATCACCGCCAGCGGGAAAACGCTCTGCCCGTCGTCGATGAACTGGCACATCAGCAGATTCAGGAACTCTTCCGGGCTGTACTCGCGGCGCAGCTCCTCGATGTCGAACAGGTTGCAGCCACCGGCCACAGCATCCAGCACCGTCACGATCTGACGCCACTGACCGTCCTCGCATAGGCGGCCTTCCTTCAGCGCCTGGTGACTGATATCCACCATCACCTGCTCGTTCTTCTGCTTGCCCTTGTTCGCCCAGGATCCGGACCAGAACGGATATGCCTCATGGCTCAGGCTGGACGGCGTCGAGAAGTAAGTCTTACGCCAGTGCTTGTGCATCGACATTCCGGACGTGACCTTGCGAAACTCTTCAAACTTCGGGATCCAGAAGAACTCGTCGGTGTAGGTGTTTCCGTGATAACTCTGCGCCGTGCGCACATTAGTGCCGAGGAAATACAGCTCCGCACCGTTCGGCAGGATGATCGGGTCGCCCTGCAACTCGATATCGGCTGCCTCCCTCGCGAACTGCTTGATGTAGTTCTTGAACACATGCGCCTGCGCCTTCGATGCCGACAGGAATATCTGATTCCGCCCCGTCTCCATCGCATCGTCCAGCGCCTCGCGGGCGAAATACCAGGTCGCGCCGATCTGGCGGCTCTTTAGGATGTTGCGTGTACGGTTGACGAACCCGGCGCGGTACCAGTTTTTTTGATAGTCGAACAGTGAATCGAGAAACGCTTCATGCAGCTTCTGCTGCTGCTCCTCGCTGTAGTCGTTCTTGGTGACCGCCTTGCGCGGCCCCTTGTTTCGGTTCGCCACCTTCGGGTTTAGGTCGGCCTCATTGCCCCCCGGCTTGGAGTATTTCTGCACGCGCGCAGTGCGCTCCATCTGCCTGCCGAGCAGGTCGATCTCCTTGAAGTCCTTCCCGTCCTTGTCGTCCTTCATCACCAACGTCATCAGGCGCGCCTCAAGCGCAGCCTCAACACGATTCACCGGCTCTGTTTCATCCCACTTGTCGCGCCGCTTCCAACTATGCACGGTCGCGGGCTTCTCGCCGAGCATCTCGGCGATGCGCGTGACGCGGTAACCATGGAACCAGTACAGGTCGCGGGCTTTACGGCGCGGGTCGGTGTCGGTGTTCGAATTCATGCGGCAAGGGTAATGAATTGATAAACCGACCTTCTCGCGCGGAGTTGTGAAACGGCAAACGACAACAACGGCGAATTGCTAGAGAGTGCGCTAGTGCCGACGATGCGAGTCACTTATCGGCATCAACCAACGAGGGTATTCATCATGGCGCTGTCCAAACCGTTTGTAATCGCAACAGAAGGCCCCACCATCGACGGCCGCAACATCAGCAAAGAGAAGATCATCCAGATGGCAGCGAGTTACGACCCCAAGGTCTACACCGCCGTCGGAAACCTCGAACACCTACTCTCGTACTCCCCGGACAGCCTGTTCAGCGCCTACGGCAAAGTGGTGAAGCTGGGAACGCAGGAAGCCGACATCCTCGGCGAGAAAAAGACTCAGCTCACTGCCATCGTGGACGCGAACGACTCCATCGTAGCGATGCAAAAGGCAGGCAAGAAGGCGTTCGCATCCATCGAGATCGCCGAGAACTTCCTGGGCAAAGGCATCGCTTACCTGAGCGGCCTTGCATTCACCGACACACCGGCAGCCATCGGCACCGAGTCGATGAAGTTCTCCGCAACACAGCAGAACATCTACTCGTTCAAGGACGAGCTGAGCGTCGAGTTCGACTCGGAACAGCCATCCGAAAAGGCTGGCGAATCCCTGTTCGCCCGCGTCGTTGCGCTGCTCAAGGGCGACAAGAAAGACAACGACTCACGCTTCTCCGACATCGGCAAGGCAGTCGAAGCCATCGCTACATCGCAAAAGGAGACTCTGGAGAAATTCTCCGAGATCTCCGCACAAGACAAAACCGTCTCCGGTCTACGCGCCGAGCTGGATGCGATGAAGAAGGCAGACGAGGACCGCACAACTGCGTTCAACACGCTCAAGGCAGAAGTCGAGAAGTTGGCTGCACAACCCAACGCACAGGGCAAACGCCCTTCCGCAACGGGCGGCGACGGCTCGGCCGCGACTGACTGCTGATCACCCCCTCAACCCACGACACTGGAGCAAAACATGCGCAACGAAACCCGAATCAAGTTCAACGAATATGCCGCCCAGCTGGCACAGCTGAATGGCGTCCCCTCCGTGATGGAGAAGTTCGTGGTCGCGCCGACCATCCAACAAAAGCTGGAAGAGCGCATCCAGCTCTCCAGCGAGTTCCTGCAAGCCATCAACGTCATCGGCGTGCTGGAGCAGGAAGGCGAGAAAATCGGCATGGATGCCGCAGGCACCATCGCCGGCCGCACCAACACCGCTGCAAACGACCGCGTGCCGCGCGAGATGCATGCGCTGGACTCCAACAAGTACAAGTGCGAGAAGACCGAGTTCGACACCGCGATCAAGTACGCCTTGATCGATGCCTGGGCGAAATTCCCTGACTTCCAGACCAAGCTGCGCGACGTGATCCTGAAGCGTCAAGCGCTGGACCGCATCATGATCGGCTTCAACGGCACATCCGTTGCCGCCACTACTGACCGCGTAGCCAATCCGCTGCTGCAGGACGTGAACAAGGGCTGGATCCAGCACTTCCGTGAAAACGCAGCCGCCCGGGTGATGTCCGAAGTCGTCGCAGCCTCCGGCGCGATCAAGGTTGGCGCAGCTGCTGGCAAAGACTACGAGAACCTCGACGCCCTGGTGTTCGATGCCCGCAACAATCTGATCGACCCGACATTCCGTCAGGACCCGAGCCTGGTCGTGATCTGCGGAACGGACCTGATGGCCGACAAGTACTTCCCGATCATCAACCAGAATCAGCGTCCGGAAGACCTGCTGGTGATGGACATGCTGGTCAGCCAGAAGCGCATCGGCGGCCTGCCCGGCATCCAGGTGCCGTACATCCCGGCTGACACATTGATGATCACGCCGCTGAAGAACCTGTCCGTCTACTGGCAGGAAGGTTCGCGCCGCCGCACGGTGTTGGACAACGCCAAGCGCGACCAGATCGAGAACTACGAGTCGAGCAACGAAGCCTACGTGGTGGAAGACTACCGCGCCGGTTGCGTAGTCGAGAACATCGTCACTGCCTGGTAATCATGAGCAGCCCCGCCCGTAAACACTTCCAGCGCACCTCTGCGGCCACATCCAAGGCCGCAGAGGAAGTCAGCACGCGCAAGGACGCCACCCAGTACGAGCTGATGCTCTACAAGCTGGCCGAAGACAAGCGCCGCCTGCACGACGTGCAGAGCATGGAGCGCAAGGCTGAAGTCAAACGCGAGATCCTGCCCGAGTATGCACCGTGGGTCGAAGGCGTGCTGCAAGGCCAACAAGGCGTGCAGGACGATGTGCTGATGACCGTCATGGTCTGGCGCATCGACGCAGGTGACTACCTCGGCGCGCTGGAGATCGCCCGCTATGCCATCAAGCACAAGCTCTCCATGCCCGATCAGTACAAGCGCACTACCGCCTGCCTGATCGCTGAAGAGATGGCCGACATGGCGATCAAGGCGCACGACGGCGGCATCGCCTTCAACGTCGAACCTCTGCAACAGACCGCAGAGATCACCGCCGAAGAAGACATGCCGGACGAGGTACGCGCCAAGCTGTACAAGGCCATCGGCTATGCCATGTCCAGCGAGAAGCCGCTGTGGAATAAAGCCTTGGAGTATTTCAAGCGCGCACTCAACCTGCACGACAAGGTCGGCGTGAAGAAAGACATCGAGAAGCTCGAACGCGATCTGAAGAACTCGACCGACGCTCCTGGCGCCGGTTAAACCGGGCGGACCCCGCACTGGCGGCGAGAGGTGTGGCAATGGACTGGTCTCCACACTGCCTCACCTCTCCCACCGCCAACTAACCGAAGGCTCCAACCACCATGAACAGCTTCGTCGTTAACGTCCCGGCACCAACACCCGCAGAAGCAAAAATCACCAGCTCCGCGTTCTGGCCGGAAGTCGACCCCGTAGCCATCCGTGCATCCCATCGCATCGACGGAACCATCACCGCCGAACGCCTTAAAGACGCCCTCATCGAGGCCATCACCACCGTCAACACCGCACTCGCCGTTTGGCGCGCCGCCCGCGAACTTGAAGGCCGCGCAACGCTGGCTGCCGTGCCCGCGGAAGAGGTGGGCGGAGCCTCCTTCAACGTCAACCGCTACCACCGCGCGGTTGGCTGCCATGCCAAGGCACTACTGACCGAGCGTTACCGCGACTTTGACACTACCGCAGCCGGTAACAAGAAGGCCGACCAACTGGAAAACCCAATCGACGACCTGCACCGCGACGCGCACTGGGCGATCAACGACATCATCGGCATCGGCCGCACTACCGTGGAGCTGATCTGATGATCGTCACCGCCCAACAAGGCGACACCGTGGACGGGCTGTGCCAGCGGCACCTAGGCTGCACCGCCACCGTCACCGAACAGGTGCTGTCCACGAACCAAGGCATCGCCGCACTCGGCCCTGTGCTGCCGATGGGCACGCAACTCACCCTGCCCGACCAGGCACCGGCCAAGAAAAACAACTCAATCATCCAACTCTGGGACTAGACATGCTCCAAAACCTGCACATCGAGAACACCCTCGGCCCCGCCCTCGTCGGGGCAATCTCATTCCTGTTCGGCGTGCCGGTCGCCGTCCTGATCGCCGCATTCGCCGGGTCATGGATGGCCGTCGCGGTGAGCGAGAAAACGACCTTCGCCAAATCGGCGCTGATCATCACGGGCGGCACCGTGGCGTCCGGATACCTGACGCCGGCCGCGCTCTACTTCCTGGGTGAAATGCCGCAACGCCCAGCCGCCGCCATCCTCGGATTCTTCGCAGTACACAAGGAAAGCCGCCAATGGCTGATCGAGAAGGTGAAATCATGGTTCAGCAAATAATCGCCATCCTGCTCGGCTTCTACCTGCTGAGCGAATCCATCGCCGCCGCCGCGCTTATGCATGGCGGAGACCGCCTGTGCCGCGTCGCCAAGTACCTCCTCACCGGGCTGGTCGGCATCTGCCTGATCACCGAATTCAAATCGGCGGATGGCTTGCACCTCCTCATGGCCGCAGCGCTCTGCCTGTTCGTCTGGCCCAAGATGCTGGCGCGCATCGAACAACTTTTCGACCAACTGATAGGGGACTGACATGCGAAATGGAGACACCGGCGCCGCCGTGCGCGATCTGCAGAAGTTGCTCGGCATCGAAGCCGATGGCTGGTACGGAGAAAAAACAGAAGCGGCCGTGCGCGAATTCCAGCGCAAGGTCGGCCTGGTTGCTGATGGAGTTGCCGGAAGCCAGACGCTATTGTTCCTGAAGCATGGTGTCGTCATCGGCGGGCGCAGCCTTACCCACGCCGCCGTATTGGAAGCCGCCGCCGCCCTCGATGTGGATCTCGGCACAATCCTGTCTGTTACAGACGTGGAGGCCGGTGGCGATGGCTTCCTGCCAGATGGAAGGGCGGACATCCTGTTCGAGCGCCACATCATGCACAAGCGCCTGAAAGCTGCCGATCGTGATGCAGATGCACTCGCTGCGAAATACCCGAACATCGTCAACACACTGCGCGGCGGGTATGCCGGTGGATCCGCAGAACACTTCCGGCTGAATACGGCCATCGGCATCGACAAGCAGTGCGCTCTCGAATCGGCGAGCTGGGGAATGTTCCAGATCATGGGATACCACTGGCAGGCGCTCGGATACGACAGCGTCGACGACTTCGTATCCCGCATGCAGAAAAACGAAGGCGAGCAGCTCGATGCCTTCGTGCGCTTCGTCAAGGCCGACCCGGCACTGCACAAGGCGCTCAAGTCCCGCAAGTGGGCAGAGTTCGCCAAGATATACAACGGCCCCGCCTACCGCGAAAACCTCTACGACGCCAAGCTGGCGCGTGCCTATGAACGTCATTCAGGAGTTGAAGCATGAACGCACCCCGCACAGAATGGAGATGGTATTCCGCCATCACGGCGGCGATATTGATTGTATTCGCCGCCTTGGCTTGGTACTTCTACGATGGCAAAGCATCTCCGGACGCCGTGATCGCCACCCCATCCAAGGAAGTGAAAGACCTCCCCAAGGCCTCCGTGCCGATCAAGAAACCGCTCAAGGTCTACAGCGGCGGCTCCAAGCTCAAGGACAAGCTCGGCCTGCCCGCCGACGTGACGCAAAACGATGCCAAGCACGTCATCGCCAGCACCACGGTCAACTGCGACCAGCCGCACACCATCACCACCGTCATCGACGCCGAGACCGGCGAGAGCCAGACCTACGACCAACCAGCGCCGCGCCCATGGCTTGCCCGCAACGACCAGAGCAAGGTCGGCGTCTATGCCGTGTTCAAGAACGGCACGCCCACCCTCAGCCTTCAGGGAAGGCGCGGCCTGTTCAGTGTGAAATCGCTCGACTTCGTCGGCGTGGCCGGTATCGATCACCCGATGTCCGGAACTGGCGGACTCGGCACGCAGATCGGTATCGGGGTGGAGTTCTGACGTGAAAAAGCCCGCCGACCTTCGCGCCCACCTGGCAACAGCCGTTCCTTGCCTCGCCAAGGATCCGGACAAGCTGCACGTCTTCATCGAGAACGGCAACATCGTCAGCCGCATCGGTGGTGGCCTGTCGTTCGAGTATCGCTACACCGTCACCCTGATCATCACCGACTTCACCGATCACGCCGACACCCTCATCGTCCCCCTGCTCGCCTGGATCGCCATCAACCAGCCAGACCTGCTGCAGCATCCGGATAAACAGGAACAGGCCATCCGCATGACCGCCGAGATCCTCGACAAGGACACGGTCGATATCGAGATCAAGATCGACCTCACCGAGCGCGTCATCGTCACCGCCAATCCGGACACCAGCTACACCGCGACCCACCCGGACGAACCGGTGCTGCCCGATCTCGGTGGCCCGGTCGGCTGGGAACTGCTCATCAACGGCACACCGCTCGACCAGGCATGAGCGACCTCGACCCGCTCGACGCCTACTGCTCCGCACTGCTGGCCAAGCTGCAACCCTCCGCCCGCCGTCAGCTCGCCCGCGAGATCGGCACCGGCCTGCGCGCCAGCAATGCGAAGCGCATCGCCTCCCAGCGCAACCCGGACGGCAGCCCATACGAGCCGCGCAAGCCGCAGACCCTGCGCCGCAAGAAAGGCAGCATCCGCCGCGGCATGTTCGCCAAGCTGCGCACCGCGCGCTACCTCAAGATGCAGGCCAGCCCGGAGTCGGCCGTCATCAAGTTCGCAGGCGAGGTTGAGCGCATCGCCGCAGTCCACCACCACGGCCTGCGCGACAAGGTCAACCGCCGCCGCAGTATCGAAGTGCAATACCCAGAGCGCAAGCTGATCGGCATCGCTACGGGCGACATCTCCCTCGTCAAAGACTTGGTGATCGAGCATCTATCCCGCGAGTTGTAAAACGGCAAACCACAACACGCGCCGCCAGCCACCTGAACCCGTGCAAGGCATATTAATTCGTATGGATATCGCAGAACTCTCCCGCAAACTTGAGAACATGATCCGAATCGGCACGATTGCCGAGATCGATCACGCCGCGCGCCGCGTGCGCGTGGACAGCGGCGCACTGACTACCGACTGGCTCAAGTGGCGCGCAGGCCGCGCCGGTGCCACCCTCACCTGGGAACCGCCTACCCTCGGCGAACAGGTGATGATCCTCTCCCCCAGCGGAGAGTTGGCCAACGGCATCGTCATGCCATCCATCTACAGCGACGCCCACGACGCCCCAGACAGCTCGCCCGACACCCACGTCACCCAATACCAGGACGGCGCGGTCGTTTCTTATAACCACAACAGCGGCGCGCTGTCGGTCACCGGCATCAAGAGCGCATCCATCGCCGCCAGCGGCAATGTGTCGGTCGAATGCGCCGCCGCCACCGTCAATTGCACCGGCAAGGCCGCGGTCACCGCCGAGGGCGGCATCGAGCTGGATGGAGACGGCGCCGCGCAACTGAAAGGCATCTTGCAGGGAGACTGCATCTGCATGCTCACCGGTGCCCCGCACCCGCACATCTCGGCCACCGTGAAAGGGAGTGCCTGATGGCAATGACAGCCGAATCCATGCTGCAGAAAATCAAGGACGCCATGCCAGCACCTGTGCAGACATCCAACACAGCCGCCGCTGCCCAGCATTCCGATGCGGTCATGCTCGCGTTCTGTCAGGGCGTCATCGACGAAGTCGTTGCGAACTCTGAGCTGGTTCCGGTCAGTAGCGATAGCGGCGCTGCCGGGTCCGGCATCATCACCGGGAAGGTCAAATAATGAACTCCACCACCGGCCGCAACATGGACGAGCGCGATCACATCCAGCAGTCCATCCGCGACATCCTCACCACACGCATCGGCACGCGCACGATGCGCCGCAGCTACGGCTCCATCCTGCCTGAGCTGATCGACCAGCCCGGCAACCCTGCCACGCAGCTCAGGCTGATGGCGGCGAGCGTGATGGCGATCATCCGCTGGGAACGGCGCGTCATGATCACGCAGACCCAGTTCACCATCGACATGGACGGAAAGGGCATCCTCGACATGCAGGCCGTCCGCCGCGATGGCCCGCGCTCCGGCGAAGCCTTCGGCCTCAGCGTACAGGTGGCATAAATGACGGCCGTCGATCTATCTCAACTCACACCGCCCAACGTCATCGAAGCGCTCGACTACGAGACCATCCTCGCCGAGCACAAGGCCTACTTCATCGGCCTCTACCCAGCTGGACAACAGGCCGAGATCGCCGCCTTGCTGGAGATGGAATCCGAACCCATCGTCAAGCTGTTGCAGAACGCCGCCTACCGCGAGCTGCTGCTGCGCGCCCGCTACAACGACGAGGCGCGCGCCGTGATGCTCGCATTCGCTGCTGGCGCCGATCTGGACCACATCGGCGTCACCTACTACCAGGAAGCGCGCCTGCTGGTCACCCCCGCAGACCCGCTCGCCAACCCGCCCGTCGCCGCCGTGTACGAGACCGACGAAGCCTACCGCGAGCGCCTGCAACTGAAGCCGGAGAGCTGGTCTACCGCAGGCCCGACCGAGGGCTACGAGTTCCACGCGCGCAGCGCCAGCGGCCTGGTGAAAGATGCCAAGGCGACCAGTCCCTACCCCGGCACCACGCTGGTCACCGTTCTATCGACGGAAGGCCAAGGCGTGCCCACGCAACCCGTACTGGACGCGGTGATCGCCGCGCTCAACGCAGAGACGGTACGCCCGCTCAGCGAAGAGGTGCTGGTTCAGCCAGCGGAGATACTGACCTACCAGCTCATGGTCGGCCTGACCGTCCTGCCCGGATCCGTAGGCCAGGTTGCGCTGGCCGAGGCGCAGGCTGCGCTGAACCAATATGCCGCCGCTAGCCACGGCCTGGGCAAGTCCATCATCCTCACCGACATCATCGCCGCAGCGAAGCTGCCCGGCGTCTATGACGTATCGCTCAACCTGCTTGCCAACATCCCAGTGACTAAACAGCAGGCCGCATACTGCACAAGCATGGTTGTTGCCATCGTTGGGGGCGCACCATGACCAGCCTGCTGCCACCCAACACGACTCAGTTAGAGCGTAATGCTGAAAGCACGCAGCTGCGCATTGCACCTCAACGCATCGTGCCGACCCTGTGGAACGCGCAGACCTGCCCGGCAAACCTGCTTCCGTGGCTCGCATGGTCCTCCTCGACTGAGGACTGGGATCACCAATGGTCCGCGGATCAGAAACGCGCTGCCATCGCATCGTCGGCAGAGGAGCACCGTTACAAAGGCACGCCAGCCGCAATCAAGAAAGCACTTGAGGTGCGTGGACATCCAGACGCTATTCTGATCGAGCGCGCCGACTACATCCATCACAATGGAGAAGCCACGCGCAACGGCCTACGCCGCCGTGGCGGCCCAACGCAGTGGGCGACCTATCGCATCATCCTGCAACGCCCGATCACACTGGACCAGGCGAGCACCATTACCGCGCTGCTAGGCAGCGTGACCCGAAACTGCTGCCACCTGGCAGCGCTCGACTACACCCGTGTCGCATTGCGCCACAACGGATTTGCCGTCCGGGATGGCCAGTATTCGCGCGGAACCATCAACTAAAGCGAGGAAACCATGAATATTGTAGAAAACCCGCAGTGGGAACTAGGTATATACCAGCTTGAGACGAACGACCCAGTGATGGGTGGTGCTGAAGGAATCGACAACCTGCAGGCGAAACAGCTTGCGAACCGAACAGCATTTCTCAAACAGCAAGCGGATGCGCACGCAGCAAGTGGAGATCCTCACACGCAGTACATGACGACCGCCGAGAGTAATGCAGCCATCGCTGCTGCAGTCGCCGGGCTGGTGAATGCCAGTCCGGCCACTCTGAACACGCTGAACGAACTCGCTGCAGCTCTTGGCAACGATCCGAACTTCGCCACGACCATCGCATCTTCGCTGGCCAGCAAGCAGCCGCTGGACGCCACGCTGACAGCCATTGCTGCGATAGTCACCGCAGCCGACAAGCTCGTGTACGCAATCGGTGCGGACACGTTTTCCACTACGACGCTCACCGCATTCGCCCGCACGCTGCTTGACGATGCCAATGCAGCCGCAGCACTCGCAACGCTCGGCGCTGCGCCGCTGGCATCACCGGGACTGACAGGCATTCCGACCGCACCGAGCGCAGCAGCTGGAACGAACACCACCCAACTGGCCACCACGGCGTTCGTTCAGGCGGCAATTTCCGCGCTTATCGCGGCAAGCCCGGGCGCGCTGAACACGCTGAACGAACTCGCTGCAGCTCTTGGCAACGATCCGAACTTCGCCACGACCATCGCATCTTCGCTGGCCAGCAAGCAGCCGCTGGACGCCACGCTGACAGCCATTGCTGCGATAGTAACCGCAGCCGACAAGCTCGTGTACGCAACCGGTGCGGACACGTTTTCCACTACGACGCTCACCGCATTCGCCCGCACGCTGCTTGACGATGCCAATGCAGCCGCAGCGCTCGCAACGCTCGGCGCTGCGCCGCTGGCATCACCGGGACTGACAGGTACGCCTACTGCACCGACTGCGGCAGGAGGAACTAACAATACCCAACTGGCCTCGACGGCATTTGTTCAGGAGGCAACCAGCGGATACTTGAATAAAGCCGGCCAGACAGGCGGCACATTGAACCTTACGAATGCCGAGGCAATCAACTCGGTGATCAGGTTCTCCGGCGTGCTGACTTCGAATCTGGTAGTCATCATGCCGATCACGTTCAAGCGGCTCTGGGCTATACACAACGCCACCAGCGGATCATTCACGGTAACGGTGAAGACTGCCGCAGGAACGGGTGTCACGATTGCTCAGGGAAAGCGAAACCTTGTCTATACCGACGGTACGAACGTTCTGGACGGCTTCAATGATTTCGAATCGATAGCCATTACAGGCATTTCGACCGCACCGAGCGCAGCAGCTGGAACGAACACCACCCAACTGGCCACCACGGCGTTCGTTCAGGCGGCATTGGCAGGCGGAAAGTTCGAGCAGTCAGGAATTGCCATTACAGCGGCGGCCCAAACGTATTCTGTCGCGCACGGGCTCGGCGCAACACCGTCTGAAGCGCGCATTGATATGGTCTGTACAGCAACGGACATGGGCTATGCCGTTGGGGATGTTATTGATGCAATATCCGAGGCGTACTACGCGGCGGGCGATAACTCTAAATTGACGCTTTGGAGGAACCCTACCAACGTCGGCATTGCGTACAACGGATCAAGGTTGAGCGTCGCACACAAGACGACATCAGCACACGCTATTGCTGATCCGACAAAATGGACGTTCACCATCAGAGCGAGCAAATAACCAGCGAATTAAACCTTCGCCGAAGGTTTAATTCGAAGTTGTTGAAGGAGAAACCACAACACGCCCAGACAGCCACCACCATCCGCGCGAGGCATTCTAGCCACCGTTGCAACCCATTTCAGGAGATAACATGCCAGCCGACTACCACCACGGCGTTCGAGTGATCGAGATCTCGGGCGGCGTTCGTCCCATTCGCACCATTTCCACCGCCGTCATCGGCCTTGTCGCCACCTCGTCCGACGCTGATGCCGCCGCCTTCCCGCTCGACACCCCCGTACTGCTCACCTCCGTGCTGGCCGGTATCGCCAAAGCGGGCACGCTGGGCTCGCTGGCCAAGGCGCTCGACGCGATCGCAGACCAGACCAATGCACTGGTCGTCGTGGTGCGCGTCGCTGATGGCGTTGGCGCGGACGATGCCGCCAAGCTCGCAGACCAAAACACCAATGTGATCGGCACCGTCACCGCGGGCGGCCAATACACCGGCATGAAAGCCCTGCTGGCCGCCCAGGCCAAGGTCGGCGTCAAGCCGCGCATCCTCGGCTGCCCCGGTCTCGACACCCTGCCGGTCGCCACCGAGCTGGCCGGCATTGCGCAGAAGCTGCGCGCCTTCGCTTACGTCAGCGCTTGGGGCGCAGCCACCAAGGAAGAGGCTACCCTGTACCGCGCTAACTTCGGCCAGCGCGAAGTCATGGTCATCTGGCCCAACTTCATCGGCAGCGACGCGGCAGAAGCGCCGGCCGTCGCCCGCGCGCTTGGGCTCCGCGCCAAGCTGGACGAAGAGATCGGCTGGCACAAGACCATCTCCAACATTCCCGTCAACGGCGTGATCGGCATCAGTAAGGACGTATTCTGGGACCTGCAGGATCCCGCCACCGACGCCGGATACCTGAACGCAGACGAAGTCACCACCCTCATCCGCCACGAAGGCTTCCGCTTCTGGGGTTCCCGCACCTGCTCCGTCGATCCGCTGTTCGCTTTCGAAAACTACACCCGCACCGCACAAGTGCTGGCCGACACCATGGCCGAGGCGCACTTCTGGGCGACCGACCTGCCGCTGAACCCCAGCCTCGCCCGCGACATCATCGAGGGCGTCAACGCCAAGTTCCGCGAACTGATCCGCCTGGGCTACCTCATCGGCGGCAGCGCCTGGTACGACCCGGACGTGAACTCCGAAGTCACACTCAAGGCAGGCAAGCTGTACATCGACTACGACTACACGCCGGTGCCGCCGCTGGAGAACCTCATGTTCCAGCAGCGCATCACCGACCGCTACCTGGCCGACTTCGCAGCCGCCATCGGCGCCTAACCCGGACAACTGAAAGGAACCCATCATGGCACTGCCAAGCGTCCTCAAAAACTTCAACCTCTTCAACGATGCCAAGAGCTACCTGGGCGTGGCCGAAGAAATCAAACTGCCCAAGCTCTCCCGCAAGCTGGAAGACTTCCGCGGCGGCGGCATGAATGGCCCGGTCGGCATCGACCTTGGCCAAGAAAAGCTGGAAATGGAATTCGGCTGCGGCGGCATCATGGAACAAGTGTTCGAGCAGTACGGCACCACCAAGGTGGACGGCGTGATGCTGCGCTTCGCCGGTGCCTACCAGCGCGACGACACCGCCCAGGTGCAAGCTGTCGAGGTCGTAGTGCGCGGCCGCCATGCGGAACTCGATATGGGTGACGCCAAGGGCGGCGACAAAGGCAAGCTCACCGTCAAATCCGCCCTAACCTACTACAAGCTCACCATCGACAACAAAGTGAAGATCGAGATCGACCTGCTCAACATGATCGAAGTCGTCAACGGCAAAGACATGCTGCAGGAGCAGCGCAAAGCCATCGGCATGGCGTAACTGATACACCCCGAGACACAGCCCGGCGAAGCGGCGTAGCTGGGAGGAAGAACATCAGGGCGCCCACCGCAACAAGGGCGCCCTTAATCATTCAGGAGACTACAGACCATGAGCAAGATCACCACCGAAAACAGCATCACCCTCGACACTCCGATCAAGCGCGGCAGCGATAGCATCACGTCCATCGAGCTGCGCAAACCGAACGCAGGGGAACTGCGCGGCCTCAACCTCACCGACCTGCTGCAAATGGACGTGACGGCATTGCAGCGCGTCCTGCCGCGCATCTCCACACCCACCCTGACCGAAGCCGAAGTCTCCGCGATGGATGTCGCTGACCTTGTTCAATGCGGGGCGACGGTGATGGGTTTTTTGCTCTCGAAGGGCAAAACGCCCACGGAATTCCCCCAAAAGTAGAAAGCGCCATGGCGGACATTGCTGCCATATTCCATTGGTCACCGAACGACATGGCCGCTATGAGCATAGGCGAGCTGATGGAATGGCGTGAGCAAGCCAGGCAACGTAGCGGAGCGGACGAATCATGAGCATGGACAAACTTCAACTGATGGTGCGGCTCGGGCTTGCTGAAAAAGTCATTAAGCCGCTCAAGGACATCAAGATCGGCGCCGGGGCAACAGCCAAAGCGTTCAACGAAGTAAAAGCCAAACTCAAAGAATTGAACGATGAGCAGGGCAAGATCAACCGCTTTACCAAAACAGTTGAAGCGGCGCGCGAGGCCTCGGCGGCTTACAAAAAACAGAAGGATGCCCTCGGTGAGCTAACCGGAAAACTGCAGGCCGCCAAGGCCGCTCAGGCCGATATGACTGGCGCTGTCAAAGTGGCGCGCGCAGAGCACAAGCGTCTATTCGATGCCGTGAAACGCAATGACCAAACGCCGGGGTTGATGTCTAACTACCTCCAGTCAAAAGCGGCTCTGGAGAAGATGGAAGGCGGCTACAATCGTGCGAAGAATGCCACACGCAGGTTGCAGGAAGAAATCAAGTCAGAGAACCGGGAGCTTGATGCAGCGAAGCGCCGCAAAGACACCTACACGGACACGCTGAAACGCATCTCAACTGGGCTGAAGGATGCGGGCATTGGAACCAAGAACCTCACTGAACGAAACGCCAAGCTGACTGCATCCATCGCCGCCGCCAACGCCGTTGCCGAAAAGCACGGCAAGACCCTGCAGCGCTTGTCCGCGATCAATGCCAACTACGACAAGAGCATTGCTCTGCGCAACAAGTGGGCCATGGCCGGTGCGACCACGATGGCCGCTGGCGTAGCTGTTGGAACGCCGATCATGAAAACCGTCAGGGAATTCGCCATTGCCGAAGAAGCCGCCACCCAGCTCAAGGTCGCAATGATGAAGGTTGGCGGCAAGGTGCCGGAGGAATTCAAGCGCATCAACGAGCTGGCCAGCGAGCTTGGAAACAGGCTACCGGGCACCACCGCCGACTACCAGAACATGATGACCATGCTCATCCGTCAGGGCATGCCCGCAGAGCGGATCATTGGTGGTCTGGGCAAGGCCACGGCTTACCTTGGTGTGCAGCTCAGGATGCCGATGGAAGCCGCTGCCGAATTCTCTTCCAAGCTGCAAGACGCCACCCGCACGTCGAACGACGAGATGATGGGGCTGATGGATACCATCCAGCGCGTCTCCTATCTCGGGGTGGAAAGCGACAACATGCTGCAGGCCTTCACCAAGCTGTCGCCCGCACTCTCGATGATCAAGAAGCAAGGACTCGAAGCCGCCAACGCATTCGCCCCGCTGATCGTGATGGCAGACCAGGCAGGTATGCGCGGTGAAGCGGTGGGCAACGCCTACCGCAAGGTGTTCCAGTTCGCGCTGGACGCCAAGAAGCTGGGCAAAGCCAATGATGCCCTTGCAGGCACAGGAATTGGCCTTGATTTCAGCAACGGCAAGGGCGAATTCGGCGGCATGGACAAGTTGTTCGCCAACCTGAACAAGCTCAAGTCACTGAGCACAATGAAGCGCAACAGCGTCATCAAGGAACTATTCGGTGACGACGCCGAGACGCTGCAAGTCGTCTCGCTCTTGATCGACAAAGGCAAGGCCGGATATGAAGACGTGCAGGCCAAGATGGCCGCGCAGGCCGACATCCAGCGCCGTGTGAACGAACAACTTGGCACGCTCAGTCAATTGTGGGATGCCGCTAGCGGGACGTTCACCAATGCCATGGTGGCATGGGGTGAGTCCATCTCGCCCGAACTCAAAGCCGTCACTAAATGGATACAGGAAATGTCCGAGAAGTTGGGGAACTTCGCCAAAGAACATCCGGGCTTGACAAGCGTACTCATGAAAACGGCAGCAGTATTTGGGGGATTGCTGGTGTTGGGCGGTGGTTTCCTGATCGCGGTGTCGGCGATTCTCGGGCCGTTGGCTATTCTGCGGTTCGGATTCTCACTGGCAGCAGTAAACGGTTACAAAATGTGGCAGATGCTCAAGGTGGTTTTCATGTTCCTGCGCGCCAACCCGATAATTGCCGCCATAAGCCTGCTGGCAGCGGCTGCATTCATGATTTATGACAACTGGGCACCGATCAAGGAATTTTTCAGCAACCTATGGGACGGGATCACCGAAAAATTCATGACGGTAGTGGAATGGTTCAAGGAAAAGCTTGCCTTCCTGAAGCCACTGATCGATGTATTCCTCGCGCCCGCAAAACTAATGCTGGCATTGGGTGTTGGAGTTGCAAATGTGGCACAGGGACAGCCCGTCACTGTCGACAACAGCCCGCCCATCACTGCGCCTGCTGCGCGTGGCGGCAACAGCACCTTCGCCCCTACGCTGACCATCCACGCCGCCCCCGGCATGAACGAGCAGCAGCTCGCCAACCTGGTCACCCGCGAGATAGAGCGCGTCGACCGCGAGCGCGCTGCCAAGGCGCGCAGCAGCCTCAAAGACAGGAGCTAGCCCATGTTCCAGCGATCCTCCGTCATGATGGCGCTCGGCATCTTCGTGTTCGGCCTCGACACCGTCCCCTACCAGCAGCTCCAGCGCCAGACCACATGGCGGCATCCGTCCAATTCACGCGTCGGCCGGCGCCCTGCCCGCCAGTTCGCCGGACCAGGTGACGACACCATCACCCTGAGCGGCACCCTCTATCCAGAGCTCACGGGCGGCAAGGTATCGCTGGCCCTGCTGCGCTTCATGGCCGACAGCGGCAAGGCCTGGCCGCTGATCGAGGGCACCGGCTACATCTACGGCCTCTACGTGGTCGAGGATGTCTCCGAGACGAATAGTCTTTTCTTTTCGGACGGCGCTGCCCGCAAGATCGACTTCACCATCAAGCTCACCCGCGTGGACGACGACGTGCCCGAGATCGTCGGCGTCGCCACCAGCGCACTGGTCTCGATGCTGTGAACTTCGGCGAATCCTACAAGAGGCCGATCTACCGCCTGCAGGTGGACGGCAAAGACATCACCACCACCGTGCAAGGCCGCCTCATCAGCCTCACGCTGACCGACAACCCCGGATTCGATGCGGACCAGCTCGACATCGTGCTGGACGACAGCGACGGCAAGCTCGAGCTGCCGCCCAAGGGCGCAACGGTATCGGTCGCCATCGGCTGGGCAGATAGCGGGCTGGTTGAAAAAGGCACCTACACGGCGGACGAGGTCGGCCATTCGGGCACACCGGACAAACTCACCATCCGCGCACGCAGCGCAGACCTGCGCGCAGGCCTTAGCACCCAGAAGGAACGCTCCTGGCATGCCACCACCATCGGCGCAATCGTAGATGCCATCGCAGCGAACAACGAGTTGAAGCCCATGGTGTCGGACGCGATGCGCACCATCGCCATCAAACACATCGACCAGACCAACGAATCCGACATCAGCTTCCTCACCCGGCTGGCGGGCATGCACGATGCCATCGCCACGGTCAAGAACGGCAAGCTGATGTTCATCCATGCAGGCGGCGCCGTCAGCGCCAGCGGCAAGGCACTCCCGGCGATCACCATCACCAGGCAATCGGGCGATCAACACGACTTCAACGTCGCAGACCGAGAGTCGTACACCCACGTCAAAGCAACCTGGAACGACCTCGGCGCCGGTGGTAAGGGGGAAATCCTGTGGGGTAAACTGGAAGAGGATCAGGAACTCGCCAAGGCTGTGCGCAGCCCGGTCAAGTCCAAAGCGCCCAAGGTGGCAATCGATGCCGGTGGTGGAAACATAAAGGTGCTGCGCCACGTCTATGCCAGCGCATCCTCGGCAAAGCACGCTGCCCGTGCGGCATGGCGTCGCATCCAGCGCGGCATGGCGGAATTCACCCTCACCCTCGCCCATGGTCAACCCGACCTGATGCCGGAGCTGCCAGCCACCGTGCAGGGGTGGAAGAAGAACATCGACAGCACCGACTGGATCCTCGGTCCGGTCACCCACAACCTCAACGACAACGGATACACCACGCAGATCGCGCTGGAGATCAGGGCGACGGAGATTCCGGGTTAGCGTTTGTTGTGCCGCCACTCCCACGGCGGCATAGGATCATCGTCGGCCCATAGCCCTACCCTCTCGGCTCTGGCTGTTTCCTCTGCGGTTCCGTACTGCTCGCGTTGCGCCGGCGTCTGCTCACGCTGGTATTGCTTGTAGTGCCATGCCAGACCAGCGCGCAGCAGCGTCAATCCGGCATCCTGCCCGTCCACCATCACCACGCCTATCGTCCGGCCATAGCGGTCACGCTTGCTCCACTCCACCACAACGTCCTTGCCGTACACCAGATCGGACATCATCGCTTTGGCCTTCTGTCCGAAGGCCTGCTTTTTCTCGGGGGCATCAATGCCGGAGATACGCACCTTGTACTGGTCGCGCTCGCTCACCAGCACCGTCACCGTGTCGCCATCGGAGACACCTACAACGCGCCCGGAAAAAGAATCGCCCCAGCAGATGGCCGGGGCGAGTAGCGCGAGGATGACGATGAGCACGCGATTCATTTCACCATTTATTCCGTTGCCAAACATCCTCGTAAGTCCCATCCGCATCGACTATCAGCTTCGGTTCCGCAAGCGCAGTGCCAACATCCCGCAACACCCTCTGATTATCTGGCGTGCTGCTGCGGTAATTTGCAATTAGTGCAGATTCCTCTGGTTTTAATTTTTTCTGATTGAATATGACATATTCAACATCGAACCCAACTCTGTGCATCGCGCCGATGATCGCCGGAGTCATCCATTTGGGGTCATTCCTTCTGTGGGACGGCGAGTTAAGTACCTTCCACTTGACGCAAAGACTTTTCGCCAAATCCTGGGCAGTTATTTTTTCCTCATTCATTATCCGAACAAACTCAAGATCGAAACGTATCCAGGTTGAATCCTCTTCCGTTACCAGACCGGGCTCTTGATAAGCATAAAACACCTCATGCACCTGCACTGGCTTGTCAGACATCACCAGCCTTCTTTTTATCGCCATGAGCCGACGCCAAAGCGGAAGCAACATCAATCAGCGAGAACTTGCGCGCGGGGGGTATTGCTCGAAAGTTATCAAGAAGCGCCGCCTCATCTGGAGACAACACGTATTCGGTACCAGACGCATGCTGCCCCGTTAGTACGTAAAGAACATCGGCTCCGGCTTCCGCAAAGCGTGACAGGAACTCCGCGTCAGGGCTTCGCTTGCCACTTTCGTAGTTATGCACAGAGCCAAGCGAAACATTGAGTTTTTCAGCCAGGGCGGCCTGATTTTGATACCCAAGGTTCTTTCGCTCCTCTTTTATGCGTCCACCTATTTGCTCGTTCATATAAATTTTCTTGACAATTTGCACGAATGTGCAAATAATGCACGTGTGACACTCAATAGTTAACCGTATACCAGAACATGAGAAACCCTACAACGTGGAATCCCAAAGGGGTATCAAAGGGAAAGCAGATCGCCCTGCGCCTGCTGCCAGCCGAGGAGGCCGAGGCGGTGAAGTTAGCCAAGGAGCGCCATCAGTCGCGCTCGGCGATGGCGCGCGAGGCCTACCTGCTTGGTTTGCCGCTGCTGAAGGAACAACCACTTCCAAAGGATGGAAATCATGACTGACCAACTCTTCCCCGTCCCTTTCTATCAAGACACGATGGTGCTGGTCGATCACGATGGACAGCCTTTCGTGGCGATGAAGCCCATCGTCACCAACATGGGTTTGGACTGGAAAGTCCAGCACACAAAGCTGACCGATAAATTCGGTTCAGTTATGGTGATAATCACCACAACTGGCGCTGACGGCAAACAGTACGAGATGGTCTGCCTCCCCCTACGCAAAATCCCCGCCTTCCTCTACTCGGTCAATCCCGGCAAGATCAAGCCCGAACTGCGCGAGAAGATCGTGCGCTACCAGTCCGAGTGCGACGACGCGCTGTGGGATTACTGGACTCAGGGGGTGGCCGTCCGCCAAAGCGTGGCGTCCGATGCCCAGTTCATCAGCCTGAACCGCACGGCAACCGCCCTGCTCCAGCAGTTGCAGCGCGAAACCGACCCGGAGGCGCGCCGCTACGTCCACGAGCAACTGGTGGGTGTCAGCCAGAAGCTGGGCATCCAGCCTCCCGCCCTTGAAAGAATCGGCCGCACCGCCCTGCCAGACCACGAAAGCCCGTTGATCGAGGAGTTCTGGGAGGTGTTCGGCATGCTGGCCGTGCCCGGCAGCAAGCTCGACCACTCCCGCAACAAGAGCGTCATCGCCATCAATATGCCGCAGGTGCGCGCCGCCGCCATCGCGGCCAAGCTGGCGCTGCCGGAAACATTGGAATTGCGCAGGATGCTCAAGCACAGCCAGTCGCCCCGCTTCATCGAGATCAAGGCGGTCAGCAGCATCCATACGCGCAGCACTGTGAAGTGCTGGGTCTTTGAAGCCAGCAAGGAACAATAAGCCGTGCACACCTTTCTCCCCATCGTTTTTATGAACACGCAACCACACTCCTGCGTGTGTTCAGGCTGGGCGGGTGTGCACCCCCCAGCCTATTTTTATTTGAAGCAAGCATAGCCATGGCCAAGCGAAATCTCATGCAGCGCAGTTCGCACACCTGGATCGCCGTCATCCGAGACACCGTGGAGGCCTGGCGCAAGCAGAACGGCTGGAGCCGCGAGACGGCTGCCCAGATGATCGTGGAGGCGCACGAGCGCGAGGGGCTGCACCAGGTGAGCGGCATCGTGTTCGACCCGCAAACGCGCGACACCTATGAGCGCATGAAGGTCAACGCCGACCGCATCTTCCGCTGGCTGGACGATGTGACCAAGGACAACAACCTGCTGTGCGCGAACTTCATCCCGTCGATTCTCGCCGCCCTGCCGGCCGAGCAGCGCATGCACCTGGTGGACGATCTGCTGCGCGGCCACGGAATGGCCTGCCGGATGATCGCGAGCGAATCCGACGACACGCCCATCGGCATGCTGCGCTCGATGATGGTGGAATCGTCCGAGGCTTCGCAGGCCGTCGCCGCCCTGCTCGATGGCGAAGACCCGGGCGAGCTGGAGATGGCGCAGCGCCAGATCGCCGAGGCGATGGCGGTGATGGAGAACGCGAGGAATATGGTGGAAGCAATGATGAAGGGGGGAACCCATGCCGCCTAAACACCGCGAGACAAACGCGATGCGAATCTCGTGTCCGCACTGCGGAAGCAAGGCCGCCATCAGGACCAGCAAAGAGGTTTCCCTCATCACCCGAGAGCTGTACTTACAATGCACCAACTACCAGTGCGGCCACAGCTGGACATCCCTGCTCTCGGCGATACGCACCATCGTGCCATCACAGCTTCCGAACCCAGCGGTGTTCATTCCGCTTTCAGAAAAAGCCCGTGTTCCAGAGCCATCGCCGACCGGGTGATCCGGCCTAAGTAACTCCTAAACCAGACACAGAGACGCATGCCTTTTAAGGCTGCGAAGGGATTTTTTTACCTGAAATTTACGAACGATGAACCCACGCCTACATTCAGACCTGATGCGCCACCTCGACCGGGACTACGGTTTCAAGGTCGAGGGCGCCTACCTGCGCAAGGGCGTGTGCCCGTCCTGCAGCAAGAAAGAGCTTTACGCCAACGCGGAGAAGCCCTGGGTGCTGCGCTGCGGGCGGCTGAACAAGTGCGGCGTGGAATACCACGTCAAGGAACTGTACCCGGACCTGTTCACCAACTGGAGCGAGCGCCATCCGGTGACGCAGCAGGATCCGAATGCAGCCGCCGACGCCTACATGCGCGACGGCCGCGGCTTCGACCTGGTGAAGGTGCGCGGCTGGTACGAGCAGGAGAGCTACTTCGACCCGTTCCTTAAGCAAGGCTCGGCCACGGTGCGCTTCCCCCTGCCCGGCATCGGCTACTGGGAACGCATCATCGACAAGCCGGAGCGCTTCGGCAAACGTAAGGCTACGTTCAAGGGCGACTACAAGGGCACTTGGTGGGTCGCCCACGGCGTGGATCTCGCCGCCGAGGCGGTGGAAGAAATATGGCTCACCGAGGGCGTCTTCGACGCCATCGCGCTGATGCACCACGACATCTCCGCCGCCACCCCGCTCTCCTGCAACAACTACCCGGACAAGGCACTCAAGGAGCTGGCCGCGAAGTGCGAAGCGGCCGGCCACGCGAAGCCGCGCCTGGTGTGGGCGCTGGACACCGGCAAGGCTGGGGAGCGCTTCACCAAGAAATACGTGGAGCGCAGCATCGCCGATGGCTGGGAAGCCGTCGCCGCGCAGCCGCCAGAGGAAGGCAAGCTCAAGCTGGATTGGAACGAGCTGCACCAGCGTGACAAGCTGACCGCGAAGGTGCTGGAGGATTCGCTCTATCGCGGCGCGCTGCTGATGGCCAAGACCGCGCACGAGAAGGCGCTGCTGATGTACAACCACGGCGGCCACGGCTCCTTCTACTTCGGTTTCGACAACCGCATGTTCTTCTTCGAGATCGACATCGAGAAGTTCGGCAAGGCGCTGGACACGCTGGCCGAGTCGTTCCAGAACCTGACAGACGACGAGCGGCGCGAGCGCGCGATGATGGAATCGCACACCCTGCGCGAGATCGCCAACTGCTACTTCACCGCCCTCTACTACCAGGCGAACCTGCTCACCGACGAATCCTGGTACTACCTGCGCGTGGACTTCCCGCACAGCGGCGAATCGGTCAAAAACACCTTCACCGGCTCGATGCTCACCAGCGCGGGCGAATTCAAAAAGCGCCTGCTCTCCATCGCCCCCGGCGCGGTCTACACCGGCAACGGCCAGCAGCTCGACCGCATCATGCAGCGGCAACTGTTCAACATCAAAACCGTCCAGACCATCGACTTCATCGGCTACAGCAAGGAACACAGCGCCTGGGTGTTCAACGACGTGGCGATACAGAACGGCAGAATGGTTCCGCTCAACGACGAGGACTTCTTCGACGTCGGCAAGCTCTCGATCAAGAGCCTGAACCGCTCGGTGGATCTGGCACTCAACACCGACACCAACGAATTCTCCACGGAATGGGTCGGCCTGCTGTGGCAGTGCTACCAGCACAAGGGCATCGCGGCGCTGGCCTTCTGGATGGGCAGCCTGTTTGCCGAGCAGATCCGCAACAAGCACAAGTCTTTCCCCTTCATCGAGCTGGTCGGCGAGCCGGGTGCCGGTAAATCGACCCTGATCGAATTCTTGTGGCGCCTGCTGGGCCGTAGCGACTACGAGGGCTTCGACCCGAGCAAATCAACCATGGCGGCGCGCGCCCGTAACTTCTCGCAGGTGTCGAACATGCCGGTGGTGCTGATCGAGGGCGACCGCACCGAGGAAGATCGGGCCAAGCAAAAAGGTTTCGACTGGGACGAACTCAAGCCACTCTACAACGGCCGCAGCGTGTACAGCCGTGGCGTGAAGAACAGCGGCAACGAGACCTACGAGCCGCCCTTCCGTGGCGCGCTGGTGATCAGCCAGAACGCCAACGTCAACGCCTCCGACGCGATCATGCAGCGTATCTGCCACATCGGCTTCGACCTGGCATCGCACACGCAGGAAAGCAAGCACGCAGCGGACGAGCTGGGCCAGATCGGCGTGGATGCGCTCTCCGGATTCATGATCAAAGCCACGATGGCCGAGAAAGCCATCCTCGCCAGCTTCGAAGAGCGCCTGCCGTTTCACGAGAAGCGCCTGCTCAAGGTGCAGGGTGTGCGCAACCTGCGCATCGTCAAGAACCACGCCATGCTGGCCGCGCTGGTGGATGCCCTATCCCATGTGCTGTACATCGGCAACGCCGAGCGCGAACTCACCCATGCCTTCATCGAAGACATGACATCAGAGCGTCAGGAAGCGATCAACGCCGACCACCCGGCAGTGCAGACCTTCTGGGAGACCTACGAATTCCTGAACGGCGACGACAAGGCCCCGCGACTGAACCACTCCCGCCGTGACGAGCAGCAGATCGCCATCAACCTCAACCACTTCGTGGCCGTTGCCTCCGACTTCCGCCAGCAGATACCTGATCTGGGCGAGTTGAAGAAGCTGCTAAAGACCAGCCGCGTCCGCAAGTTCGTCTGCATCAAGCCGGTGAATAGCGCCATCCATGCCGCATGGAACTCAAACCGCGCGAAGGAAGGCGGCGCGGAAAGACCGGAGACCGTGAAGTGCTGGGTATTCGAGCAACCGAAGAAGGGAGCGCAACCATGAGCAAACAACTCGCCCTGCCGCTGGACATACCCGAAGACCTGATGCGCAAGGCGCACCAGCAATGCCGGTGCAAAAAGGAGTTCGAGGAGGCAATGAAGTTGAATCATTTTCGCATCAGCTTAAGGCGCGTTGCGATGTTGATAGCGGCACGTAGGAGCGGCAAAAAACAGCACCCGGAAACACATTAATTAATGACCAATGGAGACCACCATGATCGCAATCGGCAACCCCAGCACCACCACCCTGCAGCAGGCCGCGCAGATGGCAACTGCGTCGCACCTGCACCTGATCACCCGCAACGGCAAAACCGTCCTCTCGCCCGTCGTGCCGCAAGGCTGGGCCAAGGTCGGCGGCGGCAACCTCAAGACGGATGCGCGCCATGCGTGACTGGTGGCTATCCCTCTCCCCGTCCGAGCGGGATGACTTCCTCGGTACTGCATTAGTAACGGTAACCGCGCTCGCGATGCTTTTCATAGCTATCGCGCTGATGTGGTAACGAAAAACACAAGGAGACCAACATGAGCTTATTTGAAACTGAAGTGGCAGAAGCGTCGCGGAGCTTCATCAGCACAATGAACGTAATGGAGGCCAACCGTGAAGCAGCATACATGGTTGAGCAACTCGGCAATCTGCTGCGCGACGCTGGCATCGCCAACCACGCGACACTCGTCGTGCATGCCCACTACATGCCAACGAAAATTGACTACCGCATCCTGATCTATCGGCGTGCAGATGGGCTGCAACGAATCTTCGAGATGGTGGGCGCGGTAGTCACCACCAAAGGTGGGTACATGAAGCTGTGCGATGAGGGGCACTACAAAAAGAAGACCGTATTCCTTGAACTCCCTGATCTGCACGTCATCGATCTGGATTTCGAGAGCGATGACATCACCAGAGAGATGCTGGACGAAGCGATCAAAGGCGGTGAGCAATGAGCGCAACCTGCGGAACAGTCCACTGCGCCAGGCGCGAACACCTAACCGCCGTGCTGATCAAGGCGTCGCTCGATCTCGCCAGCGAGGTCGATACCCTCAAGGTGGCGGCCAAGCTGGCGGAAGACGAGAACGCCCGCATCCAGGGAATCGTCGAGCGCACCTACGACGCCTGCGAGCAGCTGGGCGAGAAGATCGGCGAACCGGAAGAGAAGAAGCCTTGCCAGCACGTCTTCGTCGTTGCCGATGAGTGCGTGAAATGCGGCGCTCCCGAAGAGGAGACACACCTATGAGCCGCCGCAACCACAAGCCCAAGCGCAACAAACGCTACGTGCGCAAGCACATCAACATCCCGGTGCTGCAAGGCCTGCGCGATGAGTTCGGCTACGTGCTGCACAGCTCCATGGTGGCGGCAGAGAACGGCTACTTCTCCAAGGACCACTACGACCGCATCGGCGGGCTGCTCAACACCCTGTGGGGTGCGATGGAACTACGCCCGCTGAAGGATACGTCGGCCAAGCTGGTGATGGAAGGCGCGATGCGGGCAATGAACCAGGCCGGAGACCGCGGCACCGAGACCGACGTATGGGAACTGCGTCCGCTTGAGCAAGCCGCCATCCTCGCCGGGATCCAGAAGGCCGAAGAGTACCTGCCGAAGATGGACGTGCTCACCCTGCACGAGTCGCTCAGCCGCTTCAAGGCGATGCAGGTCGCCGACGAGATGGACTTCCACGCATTCAACAAGCCAAGCCATATTGAAAGGATCGCAGCATGAACGCACCAGCCCCACACATCCGCCCCGACATCCTGACCTACAGCGGCCAGTACTTCGACTTCCTCAATCCACACCTGAACGACTACAACATCCGCGACATTGCGCACGCCCTCTCGCACGTCTGCCGCTTCGCCGGGCACACCCGCGAGTTCTACAGCGTGGCGCAGCACTCGGTTCTGGTGGCGCGCTATGTGATGCACCGTGCTGCGCCGGACGACATCATCAGCCACGGTCGCGACGCACTGCTGCACGACGCTGCCGAAGCCTACCTGGGCGACATCACCCGACCGCTCAAGCAACTGCTGCCGGACTACAAGGTCATCGAAGCGCACACCGAAGCCGCACTGTTCGCGGCCTTCGGCCTCAGCTTCCATTCCGAATGGACGATGCCCAAGATCGTCAAGCACGCCGACCTGGTGCTGCTGGCCACCGAGCAGCGCGACCTGATGCCACCGCACGACGATGAATGGCTGCTTATCGCTGGCATCGAGCCGCTGCCGGAGATCATCAACCCGTGGCATCCGGAGAAGGCCTGCCGCGAGTTCATGAAGATGTGGGATGAGCTGAGAGGGGGTGAGTGATGAAGATGGCTAAAGCAAGCGAGAGCGACCTGAACGCAGCTCTAGAAATGTGCCGCGCACTTGATGCGCTGGAAGATGGTTCGCTTCCTGATGAAATGACAGAAGGAGAGGATGTTGTTTTTTACGATGCTAAAGAACACGCCGAAAAAGTGGTCGAGCACCTTATTTCGATCCAAAAGCGCGCATCGCTGTTCAGGGTTTGTTTCGGTATGACTGTGGTGCTTGACCCCAAAAACGAGATGGTCGATCCGAGTCTGGATCACATTGAGTTTCATCCGAAGATCGTGCGCATAACCGAGCAGCGCGACGAGCTTCTGAAAGTACTGAAGGACGACGCATGCCGATTATTGCGCGCATCCGGCTATGCGATGGAAGGAACAGCAACCAAACGAATTCTTGATGCCATCACCAAAGCGGAGGCCGTATGAACTGCACCTGCATATCCGACCTTGAGAAGAAGTCAAAGGCGCACTTTGTCGAACGTGGGATGTTCAAGAAACCCATCAAGTCCGTAGTCATGAAAGGCGTGACGCTTGGTATCACCGATACCCAGTGCGTTACGCGGACCGCGAACTATCTGGAGATCGAGCTTGAAGGACAGAAGAAAAAGGAACAAATCGCCATGTTCCACACCTTCTGCCCATTCTGTGGCGTGAAGCAGGGAGTCGAAGAATGATGCCAACCGACCAACTCACCGGCGTCCACACCCTGCTGGCCAGCCTGCTCGCATCCATCGACAAGGACGCCATCAACGGCACCTTCGAGCTGCTGGCCGGGCTGTTCGTGCTCAACCACTGCCGCGTGCTCAACCACTGCCGCGTGCTCAAGGCGCACAAGCAGGTGCGCGGCGTATCGCTCACCAGCGTGGCCTTCTTCACGCTCTGGGGCGTCTGGAACATGTACTACTACCCAGCGCTCGGCCAGCCGATCAGCTTCTGGGGCGGCGTGTTCGTGGTCGCTGCCAATGCCTTCTACCTCGGCATGATGCTCCGCTACCGCCACATCGAATCTCTGGAGATATTCGACGAGCACCAGATCTACCTCGGCGCGGAGAGCGCCCGCTGCATACCGGGAACGGGAGACAAAGCGTGAATATCGTAGAAGAAACCATCCGCCGTATCACGATCAGCGGCGTCCCACACCTTGACCCAATTCGAGTTGCACTGGAAGACATCGAGGCTGGGAAAGGTCGGGTCAACATCGAATGTTACGGAACAAGCTGGGCCTGCTACTGGGGCGCGATGGGCGAAGAAACCATTGCCGAATTTTTCACGACCAGCGATCAGCACTACCTCGCAAAAAAGTTGAGCAGCATAGATTCGGAGGTGTTCGACCCTGACAACTTAAAAGAAACATTGAAGCGCGAGGTAATCAGAGAGCGTCGCGAACGGCTGATTTATGCAGATGAAGCTCGGAAAAGATTCGATGCAATCGACGATATAGACCTTCCGGAGCATGAGGCGCAGCTGTGGTCAATATCCAAGGAACTGGACGAGATCATGGGCGAGGAATGGTGGTATCGCTTGCCCAAGAAACCGAACTCTGATTACGAGTACCTGTGCCGAATCATCCGCACCGTGCAGGAAGCGCTCAGGCAGTTGAAAGGCGGTGCAGCATGATCAAGACTCTCGCCCTCTTCGTAACCCTCACCGCCGCCGCCATGACAGCCGTCGCCGCATGGGATCGCGGCGGCACCGACATCGACAAGGCGCTGCTGGTAGCCATGTCCGTGGTGATCGTGCTGGCCGTGCACCTGCTCCCTGCCCTGTCCAGGCGTCCCGTCGCCTGGCTGGTGTGGAGCTGCTGCCTGCTGTGCGCGATCTACGGGCACCTGACCTTCCTCACCCACGCCAGCCTGCGCGCTGCCGACGCCCGCTCCCAGAACACCGTGCATGCCGTCAGCATCGAGCGCCAGATTGCGACGGCGCGCGAGTCCTTGGCCGAGATCAAAGCGCGGCCGGTTGCCACGGTGGCGGCAGAGCTGGCTCAGGAAAGCGATAGGCGCGTCCGTGCAGCGCTGCGCACAGAGATTGTCGAGGGTCAGCGTGCGGCGCGCTTGCGCGACGATCTGGCGCGTTTGCAGGCAGATTCGACAGTAGTGCAAGTGGCAGGAACAGCAGACCCGGTAGCGGCACGCCTTGCCGTGGTGACCGGCTGGACTGAGAGCGGTGTATCGGTAGTCATCGGCATGGCGTTCGCGATGCTGCTGGAGCTGATCGGCGCGCTGCTGTGGTTCGAGGCCTTGCGACCGCGCGCCGTGGCGCAGTCGCTGCCCAGCACCGGACAAGTCGCAGCGGACGATCTGGCGCAGCCAGTCGTTACCGAGGCCGCTACTGATCACGTTACCCAAGTAACGGACGCGATCAAGGCCGGTAGGTGCATGCCAACGGTAGCCGGGATCCGCGAGTACCTGAAATGCGGGCAGACCCGCGCGATGGAGATTCGCCGGGTGGTGTCGGAACGGATGATTGCGGAAGGAGTGGCGGCATGAGCAAGAAGATTTACCCAGCAGACTTCGCCGCGATGCTCGTCAAGTGCGCCGGCGAGAAGTACCGCCCGAGCAACGGCACGGAGGGCGACCTGTTCTTCGCGTCCTGGTGCGCGGAGTGCGAGAGAGACAAGGTACTGTGCAATCAGATCGACTTCGACGATGCGCCAGATGGTGACCTATGTCCGATCATAGGTCTGTCCTTTCTGCACAACGTGGAAGACGCTGAATACCCGCAAGAGTGGCAGTACGGCAAGGATGGACAGCCGTGCTGCACCGCCTTCGTCGCCAAAGGTCAACCCATCCCTCCTGAGCGCTGCAAGCACACGGTGGATATGTTCGAGGCGGTGAAGCCATGAACAACATCGCCATCCCGCTGAACCTGCTTTCCCTGTTCTCCGCCGACCGGCAGGTATACCGCGCCTTCGGATACCTGATCGCGGCGCGCATCGGAACGCTGCTGCTGGTGCCGCCGCACCTGGTGCTGGGCGACTTGGCCAAGGTGATCGATGGATCTCCGGTACCGGGAGAGGAAGTCTACGCCGTGCTGGAGTATCCGCCCGTCCACCAGCTCACCAACCCTGCGGCATGGCCTTCGAGCAACGACCACGTGCAGCAGCTCGAATACCTCGGGATGGATCCTTCCGAATTCGAGATTGACACCATCTCGCCGATGGTGCGCGGCCGCGAGAAGGTCCTGCGCCTGGTGCATCCATCCGGCGTGCGGTATGCGGTGGTGATGTCATGAGCACCGTTGGCGTGGCTTTCCTGCAGAACATGTGGGTACGAGATCCGGAGCGTGCCAAGGCGCTGATCGAGCGCCACGGAGAGGACTACCGGATCCGCCTGATGCACATGTCGCTGTTCTCCGGCTGCCTCACCGGCCGGCGCATTAAGGCGGCGTTCGGAGACGAGCTGCTCAAGACAATCTATTTCGAGGAGGCCAGTCGGGAGATCGCCGGAGACTCAAAGACCATCTGCGCTCCGGATCCAGACCACATCCGCAAAGTGTTGGAGCAACGCAAGCCGAGCGTGGTGATTACGTTCGGTAGGGTGGCTTTCGATGCCGTATCACAACAGTGGAAAGGCGCGTTAATCAGGTGTCCTCACCCAGCTGCGCGGCAGGCTGACACGTTGAGCAAGCTGAATTTGGCGGCATTTGACTACGTGAGGTATGTGCTATGAGCAGGCCATCCACCGAACCCGCATTCATACCTGGTCGCTATTTCAGGCAGCCGACACCACCTGAGAAGCGTCCGCTGCGTCAGTTGAATCCGGTCGAGTTGGAGACGATCGCGCAGACCAAGGCGCTGGTCCACGCGCACATGCCGGAGCTGGTGCCGATCATCAAGGAGCTGCACGAGTGCGGCCTGATCGATGGCTGGCGGAACGTCGGCGAAGTCGTTTTATTCAAGGACGGCGCGCAATGAAGGCAATCGTTGGGGGCGAATCGAAAGGCATGCTGGGTGATCACCTGTACACCCACTCGTTCCGCCGCGGCCTCGGCCATTTCGTCACCTGGGACAACCCGCCTCCGGCCGGAACTCGGCTGCTGAACGGCAAGGACCAGGTGACGGTCGACGAGATCTGCACGGCCGGCATGCTGGCCGTCACCCGCCTGCGCGATACCGTCCAGCTCAAGGTGTTCCCTTGGGAATTGAAGCCTCATCAGTAATCCATGCCGCACATCCTCCCCCGCTACATCCGCCACCGCGACGCGCCTGCCTACCTGGGCATGTGCCGCGACGAGTTCGACTCGACGGTGCGGCCGTTCCTGACCGAGATCCCGGTCGGCGCGCGTGGGGTGGCGTTCGATCGGCTTGACCTCGACGCTTGGGCAACGCATCATAAATCGACCAAGGGCAGGCCGCCCAGGTATGGAGACCAGCCATGGCAAAGACAAGAACGTCCGGAATCATCCTTTTTCCGGATGGCAGCAGAATCATCAACAAGATCTATCGTGGCGAAAGCATCTACCGCCGACTCGGTAAAGTCTCGCAGGACGAAGCCGAACAGCGACTCAAAGAAGAAATCGCAGCAAGAGACGCAACGCGCCAGCGTGTCGGAAACCATCGACCTGTGTTTGCAGATGGGGCGGCACGGTACCTGATCGAGTCCAAGGCTAAGCGCTCTGTCGAGCTGCTGGCGTGGCATGTTCAACTATTACTTCCCTTCATCGGCACGCTGTTTCTGGACCACATCCATGATGCAACGCTGGAGCCGTTCAAGGAATCGCGCCGCCTCGATGGCGTAAGCCCCACCACGATCAACCGAACGCTCGAAGTAGTCCGCACTATCCTGAACCGCGCAGCGCGTGTATGGCGTGACGAAGACGGGAAGCCGCTTCTGCAGACGGCGCCGCCGCTGCTGACCATGGAGCAGGAGAACCCGAATCCACCCTACCCGCTAAGCTGGGAGGAGCAGGACATTCTGTTTCCGGAGTTGCCTTCCCACCTGCAGATGATGGCGCTGTTCGACGTGAATACCGGCCTGCGTGATGACAACGTGTGCGGCCTGCGCTGGGCATGGGAAAGACCGATACCGGAGGTTGGGCGCAGCGTTTTCCTGATTCCGCCAGACGACTACAAGACGGACGTGGCGCATGTGGCGATCATGAACGATGCGGCATGGCGAATCATCGAGAGCCAGCGTGCGGTACGTGCGGCGAGACTGGCAGAGAAAGGCATCACGGATTACTCACCGACGCCAGGTGAAGACACTGAGTTCGACTTCGTCTTCCCATACGATGGGCACCGGGTAGACACCATGAACAACTCGGCATGGCAGAAGGCCCGGGTTCGCGCGGCCATGAAGGTGTACACCGGATCCGGCAAGACAATTCCGGAAGAGCTGCTGCAGGCTGGCCAGCGCGGCACGCTGATCACCAAAGAGCTGAAGCAGTTCATGAGCGAGGCCATGCCAGGCTTCGCCAATGTCCGGATCCACGATCTGCGGCATACCTATTCCAGCCGCCTACGGCTGGCCGGCGTGAGCCAGGAGGACCGCAACGCCCTCATGGGCCACAAGTCCGCCTCGATCCCGGAGCATTACGCCAGCGCCGATATCGGCCGGCTGATCAAACTCAGCAACCTGGTGCTCGACCGTCAGGGCACAAGGACGCTGCTGCGGGTGGTAAACGAGTAA